CAAAAAAAGAATATCTCCTACTCACCCGCCTTACTCAAGATTTTTGATGAGATTTTGGTTAACTCGATTGATCGGAACTCTCTACACCCCAAAAGTGTTACCAATATTTCAGTGTCTGTAGACAAGGGAACTGGTACCGTCACGATTGAAAACAATGGACCTCTGGGTGGCATTGGTGTCAAGATGCATGAAAAGGAGGGTCTGTGGAATCCAGAACTCACATTTGGACACCTTCTCACAAGTACCAATTATGATGATACCCAAAAGCGTATTGTTGGTGGTCGTAACGGGTATGGTGCCAAATTGACTAACATCTATTCCTCTGAATTTTCAATTATCATCAAAGATCACGAAGCAGGAAAAATGTACACTCAGAAGTGGAGTAACAATATGACCACTTGTCACCCACCAAAACTTACAAAACATTCTGGCTCCACTTCTTCAGTCTCTATTACTTTTGTTCCAGATTGGAAACGATTTGGGATGAAACAAATGGATGTCAACATTTATAAGATTTTTGAGAAGCGTGTTTGGGATGCAAACATCTGTACAACCCCCAACTGCAAGGTAAAGTTCCAAGGTGAAGCCCTACCCAAAATACAATTTGAAGCCTATGCCAAGATGCACGAAGGTGTAACTGATCTGTGTTCAGTTACCACCGATCGTTGGTCAGTGTGTGTCGGACCATCCGAGAATGGTCTTGAACAGGTGTCGTTTGTCAATGGTATATGCACAAATAAGGGTGGTACCCATGTGGACCACGTTTCTTCTTATCTGGCCAATGGTATCATCGAGGAGATGGCAAAGAAGATCAAATTGAAGCCTCAACAAGTGAAGAATACCTTCAACATTTTTGTGAAGGCAACCCTCGAGAATCCAACGTTCTCTAGTCAGGTCAAATCTGAGTGTACCTCAAAGGCTCAGGACTTTGGGAGTAAGTTTGAACCTATCAAGAGTTTTGTCAAGAACGCTCTCAAGACTGGTATTCAAGATGAACTATTGGCCCTCTCCAAGTTTAAGGAGATGAAGGAACTCGCGAAAACAGATGGTTCGCGTAAATCTAAAATTGCTGGTATTCCCAAATTGGATGATGCCAACAAAGCTGGTACTGCACTATCTGGAAATTGTACCCTCATTGTGACAGAGGGTGATTCAGCGAAGACTCTCGCAGTTGCGGGTCTCTCTGTGGTTGGTCGTGATCACTACGGTGTGTTCCCACTTCGTGGTAAGTGTAAGAATGTCCGGGATGCATCTGTGTCACAATTGACATCCAATCAAGAGTTCAATGATCTCAAGAAGATTTTGGGACTTCAACAAGGGAAGGTGTATAAGAATGTTTCTGAACTTCGTTACGGTCGGCTCATGATCATGACGGATGCAGATAATGATGGCTCCCATATCAAGGGTCTCATTCTCAACATGATCCACTACTTCTGGCCAAGTCTCCTTGAGTTGGGTTTCATCGTCTCTATGGTGACCCCAATCATTAAGGCCTCCAAGGGTTCCCAATCAAAGTCTTTTTACACAGACTCGGCGTTCCGTACCTGGTATGGAACGGGTCAGACTGGGTGGAAGGTTAAGTACTATAAGGGTCTCGGTACCTCCACTTCTGCGGAGGCTCGAGAGTATTTCAAAAAGATTCAAGATCTCACTGTCAAGTTTGACACAGATATCATGTCCGACAAGTCTATCATTCTCGCCTTTGATAAGAAGAAAGCTGATGACAGAAAGACGTGGCTTTTAGAGAGTACGGCAAAAGAAGCTAGTGAACTTGAAGTGGCATATGGGCGTGTCAAGAACTTGAGCATCACAAACTTTGTACACAAGGATTTGGTCAATTTCAGTCTTGCAGACCTAAAGAGGTCTATCGCACATATGGCTGATGGTCTCAAACCATCTCAACGCAAAGTAATGTATGCCTGTTTTCATAAGAATCTCAAAGATGAAATGAAGGTGGCCCAATTGGCTGCGTATGTTGCCGAAAAGAGTTCTTATCACCACGGTGAAGTTTCTCTCGCAGATACGATCGTGAAATTGGCCAATGATTACATGGGTTCAAACAATATCAATCTCCTCGAACCATGTGGACAGTTTGGTACTCGTCTCATGGGGGGTAAGGATGCATCCCAAACGAGGTATATCTTTACCAAATTGACAAAACAGGCTCGGAAGATCTTTGATCCTCGTGATGATGCTGTTCTTAACTATTTGGATGATGATGGACGGTCAATTGAACCAGACTTTTATATGCCAACGATCCCTATGGTTCTCGTGAATGGTACAGAAGGAATTGGTACAGGTTTCAGTTGCTATGTACCCCCCTTCAACCCCAAAGATATTAAGGATAACATTGAGAGGATCCTAGATAGAAAACAAATAGTACCTATGAGACCGTGGTTCAGGGGCTTCAAGGGGAAAGTACACAAAGAGGATGATACGTGGATGATGGAAGGTGTGTGGAAATGGAAGGGGATGAATATTTTGATCACCGAATTACCCCCAGGTCGTTGGACCCAAGATTACAAGGAATACCTTGACATTCTCGTTGAAAAGAAGTTGATTGGTGGATATACGAATAATTCCACAACAGAGGATGTTCATTTTGAAATTACAGACTACACAGGCAAGGATCTCCTCAAGGATCTCAAATTGAGGAAGACCTTCCGTGTTTCAAACATGCATCTTTTCCACCCCACAAAGGGTATTCATAAATACTCTAGCCCCGAGGAGATTCTGAAAGATTTTGTTGAACTCCGGGAAGAGCACTATGTGAAGAGAAAGGCACATCTCATCAAGGTTCTTGAAATGAGGGCTACCATGTGTGGGTATAAATCCAGGTTTGTAACCATGGTCATAGAGGGTCATATTGTGGTTTTCAAACGCAAGAAGCAGGATCTAGAGGAAGAACTCTCCAAAACGTTCCCAAAGATCGGTGGCACCTACGACTATCTCCTCAATATCAAGACTGTGCAATACACGGAAGAATCTGTTAAGGACCTTCTCAAAGAAGCTAAACAGGCAAAGGAGGAACTTGAAGTGATGAAAAACACATGTCACATTGATATGTGGAAAATGGATATTAAAAATATGTAAACAATAGATAGATAGGTATGGGTGAAGCTGCGAAAATTTCACTCAAGGCTATTGGAAAGCAAGACAGCTACTTGCTTTCTGATAACCCAGACGAATCCTTCTTTAATTATACCGCTGATAAAAGACACTCTGATTTTAGAAAATATCATAGAAGTCGTACTATTGGGAAACCAGGTAGTGCTGAAGCAAATTGGCCTTTTAACAAAACCATCAAAGTTGAGTTCCATCCGAGAAATATGGGTGACCTATTGAGTAACATGTATTTGAGCATAACTATGCCCGGTATAACCGATGGTAATTACGCGGATCAATTAGGTAGACACATCTTTAAGAGTGTCACGATGTATGTTGATGATATTGAAGTTGAGAAGATCCACGATGATTGGGGAATCCTCTATGATGAACTTTATTTAGAAGTATCTGAAAAAGTAGCAAATAGATTTCTTGTAAATAGAAACCTCGGATTTAATGAGGCACCCACTAATGTTAGTGTTGCCCGAAAAAGTTCTGATCTTGTCATCCCAATTCACTTCTTCTTTTCCAGAAAGTTTGCGAGTGATGAATATTCTTCAAATAAACCAAATCGGCCTTATTTTCCAGTGTGTGCAATTCATAAACAGAAGATAGAGTTCGAGTTTGATTTTCATCAACAAACATTCTTTACGGATACGACAGATACGGTAACTCTACCATCATTCAATATTATCACAGAGGAGATAACTGTAAGCCCTGAAGAGAGGAACTTTTTTACATCTCAGAGACAGACATTCATAACAGATCTCGTTCGTAAGCACCCCGTGATTGTGAGTGATCTCAATAGGGATACCATAAAGAACAACCTCGTTCCTAATATCCCCGTGAAGTGTATTCATTGGTTTTTGAGAAACACCAAGTTTGAAGATGAAAGTAATGCGATAGGAGTTCCTGTTCCATCCACTGATGGTGAACGTCTGTA